AAGTGAGTGGAGCCGAAGGCGCAACGAGCGAAGGCCGAGCGGGCGCAACGAGCGAAGGCCGAGCTACCCACTTGGCCAACTTCCCATCATTACTACATGTCCGCTTCGGCGGTGGCGGCGGTGCTTCTGTATGTACGGTTCCCGAGAGATTCGGGGGGAAACGCAAATCAATGACATCCCATCTCTCGATTTGAATTTGATGAATCAGTTGTGACGGAGTGGCACATGTGAAAGCAACTGTATCGGGTATGCTAAACACGCAATATGCTAGATTCTTCATACCTACATCGAAGCTAATGATGCGCATCGTTTGTAATATTTATATGTATAATACAATCATTACAAATAGGGTTTATGTGTTTATCGGGCCTGACCGTTCTTGTACTGCTGCTGACGCTGGAATGCGAGGATTTGCTCCTGTGTGATTTCCGGCGCAACCATCCGGGATTGAAGTGTCTCGCGCGAGAGATATACGTCCTTTAAGTCGCTCGGCGCATACCCGAACGGTTCTCTCGTATCCATAACAGATGAATACATAAATGGCACATTACGCTGATTCTCTTGTTCGTAAGCGTTGACTTCAACCTCACCGTGGCCTGACATATTCACAGCATCCACGCGATTGATGGTCATTATTTGGTCTGCGTTGGTCGTTAAATACCTACGATAGTCCCAGTTTGTCTTGATATTCTCGGCGCGGCGGATAGATTCATTCACAGCGTTGCCAGGCTGCCATCCTGAAAAGTTGCGTCCATCCGTCATAATTGGCGGAAAATCAAAATAGACATTATGACTGGAACTGTAATTCTTTGCCCAATGAGGTTGTGACATAATGAAATGGAATGAAATGGAATCGTGTATTATGTATAATATGAGAATAAAATACTATTGTAATGCCTGAATTAGTTCAGCTTTTTTCATTTTCTGGATTTCAGCGTGTTTTTCGGGGTGTTTTTCTTTAAGTAGAAACCGTAATTCAGTAACAGACATTCCCGTCATAGATGGTAGGTGTGTGGCACTACTCGCGGCAGGTGCGACTACTTCTGGTTCTTCGGGTATATCCTTTTTATATAACATTGCCAGTATATCGATTGGTTGGTCTTCTGATGATATCGAAGATTCATGAATTGCGCCTAAATCTACCGTAATCTTTTTGATTGCGGGTTCGGGTTCGGGTTCGGGTTCCGGCTCTGATTTTACAGAGTCAGATACAAGTTCTTCTATTACTTCTGCGACAGTAGGGTCAATTCTCTCGGTATGATGGTCGTCATCGTCGTCGCTGCTTTCGCTGCTTTCGCTGCCATCGCTGCTTTCGCTGCTTTCGCTGCTTTCGCTGCTTTCGCTGCCATCGCTCTCGCTGCTTTCGCTCTCGCTGCCCTCGGACTCACTGCCCTCGCTGTCTGTCGTATCCTCGCTATCTGATGATATCTCAATCAAGTTACTGACCCGCTTATTCTGAAAAATCGCTGTATCTAAATGAATCATATGGGGCGCATTATAAGCAGCGGGTTTTTCTTCGTATTCACGAGGTCCATTCGCATTCGCATTCTCATTCGCATATTCCAGTATAATACTTCCGTGGTGTCCGCCGCCATACTGAGCAGTAGTGTCGTTGTTATTATTATGCGACGACGAATTCATCTGATATAAACGGTGTATGTCCGTCGACGATTCTTCTATGAATTGCTGTAAAATAAGCGCCTGTTCCTTGTGCGACTGTTCCAGTATCGTCAAACGAACCTTCATATACTGAAATACAGCATATACCAAAAGAGAGCAAACGGCTAAACTAACAATAATAGTCAAAAAACTTAATTCGCCCATTCTCTCGTTGTGCGTGATTTAATATAAATAATCTACGATGATATATTTGAATTTTGAACGGAATAATGAGTGTGAATATTATGAGTATAATCCATTGGATATGTTTATGTTGAAATAAAAATGGGTTCTTTTCTTGGTTTTCAATTATCCCATTCTATAATCCACATTTTGTATCTCTTGGTTCCATTTCGCCATCTTTGTTGTTTTTCTATTTTGGCATCAATCTCCGTTGGGTCGCAACGTTTCAAATACCATTTTGCGTTTTCACCCGCCTTGACAATGATGTTCGCCCTGATTTCATACGCAAGTGGTATAACCTGTTCCAGTCTGTATGTTTTGTCTATACCTGATTTTCCAACGCATCCTACACGATTCAGTGGTTCCAAATTTGAACTATTGAACCCGACATCCACACCATCACGCCGTTCCATTCTAATGACTTTCTCCATTGTTTTGCTGTGATATTGATTCATTGTGATAAAAGTATTTCAATTTTTCTTATTTATCGGAGAGAATATATGTATCATATACTTTTCATAAAGTCCCCCGTTGGGAACCCTCGCGATTCATTGTTTACAGACTTTTCAGCCAAAAATATTCGGTTCAAAATTAGAAAATTGGAATTCTTATACTTTTCATAAAAGTCCCTGGTTGGGAACCTAGGATTTCATTGTTTACAGACTTTTCAGCCAAAAATATTCGGTTCAAAATTAGAAAATTGGAATTATTATACTTTTCATAAAAGTCCGAACGGACACTTTTCAGCCAAAAATATTCGGTTCAAAAATAGAAAAAATAATAATAGTAGAATACCACCGCCACCAATGGTGGCCATTCATCGCCTGTAGTATATCCAATGGCCCGGGGCATTGGATGCTGAAACGGTTGCCGACTACGCAACATTACGCAACATTTCCATCACTTGGGTAAAACGGGGGTAGGCCAGAATACTTTTGAAACACGAAAAAATCGCATTTTGTGACTGACCAGTCACAACTTTTTTCGTCCGGCCGAATATTTTGTGACGGTAACTTTTTGGCCTACCGGCGCGTCCACCCACCCCGACCTTTTATCTCACCCTTGTGTATACGCCCTCCATCATTTAGGCAACATTTCCATCACTTGTCCATCCGCCATCCATCATCATTTGACACTGCCGCGCATAAATGTTATATTACTGTGATACATGTGACCTGAAAACCTATAACAGAACTGTTTATAAAACCCACATTTTTTCGTCAAAGCACCAACGGTTATGTTCCGAGAACGCCAAATGTAAAAATATGATTCACAGTCTCGTGGCCGGTGTTTCGGGGGGTCCGGTCGTAAAAGGCATCCCCCCAAAACCGGCTTTGGAAATTTGCGAAGTGTCGACCCCCCAAAAAACACCCATCAACGAAATCGTCCATATCGCCCTCGACGAGGAGGATACCGAAAATAACGTCATCTACCACCCTCCATCCGGAGGTCACGTGACCACCGACTCCCCCGAAAGTCACGTGACCGGTCACGTGACCGATGCCTCCTCCGGCGCATATGCTTGTAAGTATTGTAAGCGCCCCTATATCAACCGAACCGGATTATGGCGGCATAATAAGAAATATGGGATGTCGTGTATGATGAAAGTGGTTGAGGCGTCCAAGGCCGAAAACACCGAAGAACTGAAGAATATGATAAACACGATGATGCATATGAATCACGAATTCAAGACGCAGATATTGGAGTTATACAAAACGAGCGCGGCTGCGGCTGCTGCGGCGGCGGCGAATCCGATGACGATTGTAAACAATACGAACAACAACAATAACAATATGACAAACTGTTACAATCAGACGTTTAATCTCCAGTTATTCTTGAACGAGCAGTGTAAGGACGCGATGAATATGAAGGATTTCGTGAATTCGATTCAACTGGATACGGACGACCTTGAAAGTGTGGGTAAGCTCGGATACGTAGAAGGGATGTCAAATATCCTCATTACAAACCTGAATAAAACCGAATTACATAAGCGGCCTGTCCATTGTAGCGACATCAAACGGGAGACATTGTATGTGAAGGACGCGGATAAATGGGAACAGGATGGCCCCGATTATGAGAAAATGACGAACGCGGTGCTCTCTGTCGAACACAAGAATGTGCGGTTGATGGGGGAGTGGGCCGCGCAACATCCGCGGTGTATGGATAGTAATTCGAATGAAAATGTTCAATATTTCAAATTGTCAAAAACAATCACTGATGGCGAGAAGGACGGGAATATATCCAAAATTATAAAGCGGGTGGCGAAGAATGTGGTCATCGACAAGACGACGGCGATGGCGACGGCAACGGCGACGGCGATAACGACGACGGATAATACAGCATAAATATATATGATGTATGATGATTAGTAGTGTATACGTAATGGGTGAACCAAGCGAAATCGTGCGTCTTTTCGCCAATTTCATCAATTATCTGAATGTTTCATTTTATGAAGGTCAATTCACGCAAAAGCACGAAGAAGCCCGTGCGAATTTGAACGCGATATACGACGCGGTATCCAAAACACCAAATGAGGCGCCGCGGATAGACCAGTGTGTGTCATTTTATAACAACATACTCGGATTGCGGGTTGTGACGTATACAGATGACCCGGATTATTTCATTTACTGTGGATTATTGCGAAAGTATATATCTACCCCTGAATAATCAGTCTCGCACTCTCCACGATTTCGCTTGGATAATCCAAATCGCGCAGAACCTTCAACCCCCCTTTAATGGATGAAATCCCGCCCGCAATCTTATACAAATACGCGCCCGTATCTGGCGACACCGACATATGAAGATTGGTAATCGCTCCCGCGTTCCGCTTCTCCAGAAGTTCACAGAGTTCAATATAATGCGTGGTGAGGATGAGATCCACCCGTGGGTTTTTGGAGATAAACGCAATATACCCGTATGCGGCTGCGACGGCTTCATATGGATTGGTTCCTGAATAAAGCTCGTCGAAAATACAGAAATGGCGCTTTGTTGGGTTGTCCATAATACAGCGCAGGATTTCCATACACCGGCGCGATTCGGCCTGGAAGAGACTGTCGCGGCCTGATGTGTCGGGAATATTCAGGTAGCAGTGGAGGTAGTCATAGGGGGTGATTTCGGCGCGCTCATAGAATCCGTATCCGATTTGCTGGGAAAGGATGATATTGAATAGCGTTGTTTTGATTACGGTTGTTTTACCTGCGGCATTCGGGCCGGTAATGACGAGTTGTTTATCCAGGACAATGTCATTGGCGATGACGGCGGCGGCATCTCGCGCTTTAAGTGGGGCGTATACCTGGGATATGAGTTTGGTGATACCAGTTTTCTTTACGACGGGTGCGGCGGTCTCGGGCGCGGGGGGAGGCGGCGGTGGCAGTAGGGCGGTGGGGGGAGCGTCCGTTTCTTCGGCCTCGGGCGATTCTTCGGTGATAGGCGTCAATGGGCGCTCCGGCTCCGCTGCCTCCTCCTCCACTGCCTCCGCCTCCGTGAACGAACACGCGTGTATCATTCCGTCCACGACAAATGAACGGCACGCCGTCAAATGCTCAATATACGCATTAAATCCGAAACTGTATTCCAGTAGCTCATTTAAGTCGGTCTGTGAAAACAGCGAATAATAGTTCTTCATAACATACCCGATTTGGAAGAATTTGCTCACTGATACCGAAAACGGCGAAATATCGGATAGAGCCCGGGTAACGCCTTCAAGCAGCGCGTATTTTTCCGCCAATTCCTCGCGGAACGGTTCGTAGGTAGACAGGTTATACGTCTGGATGAGTTGAATCATATACGACATATTGACACCGGTCGAGGTAAGATACCCATTGATGGTATGAATGTGCGTATGGACCAGTTTGATATTCCGGTAAAACCGAACACACGCCATAATATTCTGGTATATCTGGATCACGTAAAACACAACCGACATCAAAATATACATTTTCTGTTCCACCGAAACCGTATCGAATTGCGTCAGAAACTTCCCCACAGAGTGCTGACTGATGATGGTTTTCAAAATATCGACGTATTCTGAAATCGAGACGGCAAGTCCGCGCATCATCAGGACGAAAAAGGGGATAATAAGCACAATAAGCGGTGTGAGCAGCGCAATAACAGGCGATGAAATATTATACAGACTTAAAAACTGGAGAAACGACGACGACCCGTTCAACTTGGAGAGGAAGGGGGTCTCGACGTAACTGAATTTCTCTTTGAAATCTGTGAGTTTGCCGGTTCCGCGGAAATCCTTCCACGTGTCTTTCATCACGGAGAAGGCTTCTACGCTGGTTGTGTGGGTCGTATTCTGCGTGATACAGCGCTCAAGGAGTTCATTATCAAACATTTCCAGGAGTGTCTGGGTGTGTTTTAGATACGCAATATCGGTTGTATAATATTTGCTCCATAAGGGAAGGTGTTCAGTTCCATAGACGGATGTGGGGGAGAAGACGTAGTGGTAAAGCCCCTTCACGGCGGCGGCGACCTCGGTCCCTGCCTCGTCGTCCGCGGTCCCTGCCTCAGCGTCGGCGTCGTCGGCGGCCTTCGGCTGTAACATTTCTAGGTCTTCAATAATCGACGCGGGCAATTCGTGTAGTTTATCGGGGTCGGTATATGAAATCGGGTGCTTGAATGTCGTCGTCATCGCAGTCGCACCCGGGGTCGTGGTTGTGCCAGTTGTCGCACCCGCCGACCGACCTAATCCTAAATGTTCCATAAGTAGTGCTTTGACATCTTCGGGATCACGCGGTATTTCAGAAACAGATTCACGAACATCGGTTATAAGTGAACAAACGTTAAAAGAACACGACATTAGTATTTTGATTCTACAGTATAAAATGAAACAAACTATTCATTTTAAACTCATTCCATTCCATTCCATTCCATTCCATTCCATTCCATTCCATTCCATTCCATTCCATTCCATTCCATTCCATTCCATTCCATTCCATTCCATTCCATTACATTATATCCCCTCCATAAAGTTCATCGGCAACTCCGTAATAATCGTATTGTAATACACCTCAATATCCTTCTTGATACGCATATCGCGACGAGTGATGAAGTTGATACCGACCCCCTTGCGCCCCCAACGTCCCGAACGACCGATACGGTGGAGATAAATATGGACATCCTGTGGCATATCAAAGTTAATCACAGTGCTTACCTGCTGAATATCAATACCGCGCGCAGTCACATTGGATGAAATGAGGACACGATGGACACCTGCCTTGAAGTCCTGATACGCCTTGTCGCGGTCACCCTTTTCCATACCACTGTGAATACAGCAAACCGGGAACCCGTCAAAAAGCATCGCCTCGTGAAGGTCGGCTACACGCTTCGTGGAATTACAGAAGATAATACATTGTGAAACAGAAATCGTCTTAAACAAGTCCTTCATCGTGAGGTATTTCTGAACATCGTCGTCCAGTGCGATATAGTGCTGCTGGATACCCTCGAGGGTCAGCTGCTCCGCTTTCACCTGGATATTCACAGGCGACCTCATAAACTTCTCGGTCAATGTATACAACTCGGGCGGCATCGTTGCGCTAAAGAGGACGACCTGAATATCAGACGGCATAAACTGGAAAATATTATAGATTTGGTCATTGAATCCAGCGGAAAGCATCTCGTCTGCCTCATCTAGCACGAGCATACTTACGTTGGAACCCTGAATATGATTGCGGCGAATCATATCAAATACGCGACCAGGGCAACCCACAATAATATGCGGGACGCATTTACGCAAATCAGCCGCGTCGTCCGATGTGGAAGTTCCGCCGACAAGCAGTCGGGTTGTAAGTCCCGACATCATTGCGCCAATTCCGGTAATTACGTCGTGGATTTGTTTAGCGAGTTCGCGAGTAGGCGCGAGAATAAGCGCCTGGGTCTTGGCAAGCGTGACATCAATGCTCTGAAGTGCTGCGACCGTGAATGCGCCGGTTTTGCCTGTGCCTGACTGGGCCTGGGCGATGACGTCGCGTTTATTGATAATCGAAAGAATCGATTTTTGCTGGATATGACTGGGGTTTTCGAAACCATAGGCGTAAATCCCGCGGAGGAGATCGGGGGATATTTCGTCGACGTCTTCCCACTTTTTGAATTCGGGATACGAAGCCGTGGAGGCGGAGTCAGCCGTGGAGGCGGAGTCAGCAGTGGAGGCGAAGCTGGAACTGGAAGGAGTATCGTCGGGGGTTGACATTGTATATCGTAAGAGTGAAATCTCGAAAAAGGTCGGATATGTCTGATAATAATAGCAGGATATGTTTAAGTCTGTTATTCATTCATTATGTGGCTCCGCCACCACCCCTCCCGGAAATATTCAAACATCCGCCTATCCGTCTGATACGCCCCCCACTTCGTCGCCCGCACAATCGCCTGAAACCGCGGCGAATTCAGCGCCCGCACCATCGCCTCCCCCTCCGCCGCCGACACCACCGGCAATCCGAATGAAAACTGCCCCATCCCGTATTCCCCCGAGTAGTCCAAATACGGATATAATTTTTCATTAAAGTTCAAAATGACTTTCGCCTTCCCGAAATGCCCCGTCCCCCGTGTCTTCGTATTGGAATACCAGAGTCCAAGCCCCCGCCGCGTCATTGTATGGACGACCGGATAAATAAATTCTCCGGCCAGATATTCAGGCGACATATGGGGGAGGTCACTGCCATAGGCTGAGCGGTCATAGAGGACGCGGTGTGGGTCGGGACCGGCTGGGGCAAGCATTCCTCGTATAGATTCAAATTCGGAGTTGGGAAGGAATGGCCAATCTCTCGGAGATATCATATTCAAAGTGTTTCCATCGGACGAACATGTGATAACACGACACGTGGCGTCGCTGCTGCCGCTACCGACGGCCACGACAAACAGGTCCATTCGTTGTTGGACGCATAAATCCCGGATTGCGGTTTTCTTATCAATCATATGAAGATATTGTAGAGAACAAGGTTCGGACGTCATCATCGTCCAGAGCCCGTGAGGACTATTCGGTTTCCGCCACGCGGGCGGGGTGATGAAGCAGAGAAACCTCTCGACACAAGTTTCCGAGCCGGTAGGAAGATTGTCGCGAAGAATTCCGAGAGATTTTACAATAAACTTATCCCACAGGGTTTGACCTCCTTTACTACTGGTGCGTGCTGAATCTCTCGGAGTTTGGAATGGGGGATTGCCGATGACAATATCCGCGGCGACGTCCGCGCCCTCGGCTAAAAAATCCGCACACTGTATATTCACCAACGGACCGAACAAATCTCTCGTGCGTGCTACATTCTCTTCGTTGATTTCTACCATAAAAAGCATATTCCGCAATATGTGTTCATGGCGCGCGACCTGGTCTGGGAACGCGTTTGCGTCCGCAAGCCCATCCATCAGGCGCATATATATCACCAAACAGAAATTCCCTATTCCGGACGCAGGTTCCAGCCACCGCAATCCGGGGTCGCGCCAGACCCGCGCAGGAAGCTGGTCGAGTAAATCACAGATATAGGAATACGGAGTGAATACTTCACCATATTTATTCTTTTCAAGATTGCGTACCGAGAGATTGGCCTGGATGTAGGTCTCCGCGCCGCCACCGCCGCATTGGCGGTATGATTCAAATACTTTACTTACCGGGTTCGCCATATAATTGATATAAAACAACGAGATATATTATAATAGACGCATCACACGAACGCATCTTATGGCAAAAATAACACATCGCTACGACCTTCCGGATTATGCTGCGTTTATGAATATGGGGTTTGACCTGAAATTACCCGATGATGTTATAAAGTCTGTTTCGGATTTAGCCGATTTGGTGGGTGCTGCGACCTATATCAAAACGCCGGTATTTCCAGTTCGCGCAGGAGGTGAATTCCGGTCATCGGGCGACAATAGTGCGACGGTCGCATCGGCCGGATATCACGTCGCAGGAAGCAGTGCGAATACATTTCAGAGTCGTTTTGGAAACGACGCGGGTGCCGGTGCCGGTAGTGCCGGTCATTCGATTACGCGGTCGTCGTCCGGGTCGTCCGGGTCGTCGTCTCGGTCACAACAAATCCCGAATCACGAATGGGATACGATTCTCTCCTTTCAAAAGACCGAGCTGAAGAAGAAGGAAGGTATTGAACTAGGCATTGACAATATCCGTTCCTATCTCAACAAGCTCACCGACAAAACATACACGACAATGTTTTCCAATATTCTAAAGGAAATCGCAGAATTATTTGCCGCGTCCACCGATGATACATCCGAAGAGCACAATACGGTCGCGGTAATGAACCGAGTCGCGTTATCCATCTTCAATACTGCGAGTTCAAACGCATTCTATTCCGAGATTTATGCGCGCCTGTTTCGCGATTTGATGGCGCAGGACACTGCGCTCAGTGGGGGAGACTCGACTACGACGACGAGCCCCTTCGCCGTATTTCGCGACTTATTTGAACGCAATTTAGCGTCATTTATGTCCCTGTTTGAAACGATTGAATACTGTGACCCGAAGAAGAATTACGACAAGTTTTGCGATATCAATAAGGCGAATGAGAAACGAAAGGCGATGTCTCTCTTCATCGTGAATCTGATGAAAATCGGGATTGTGGAGAAGATACAGGTGATCGCACTGATGCGCCAGATTCAAGAGCTCATGTATTCCAATATGCGTCAGGAAGGAAAGACGAACGAAGTGGATGAACTCACGGAAAATCTGTATATTATGGTGAAACACAGTCACGCGACATTCACGTCCACGGCCGCCGACGCCGACGCCGACGCAACCGAATCATTTAAGACTCGCGTAGAACAAATCACCGAGATTTCCAGGCTGAAACTCAAATCCAAGCCGAGTATTACAAATAAAACCATCTTTAGACATCTGGATATGCTCGACGAGATATCTGGAAAGGCGAAGAAGTAAAACAAATATAGAGGTGTCGCGAGATTATTGAATATCGAATATTTAATATTGAATAATAAATGACGACGAAATTCATTGTATCCTTTACAACGAGCCCCACCCGCATCAATAAATGCGGACCAATGATACATAGTATTCTAGACCAAACGCGCAAACCCGACCTATTTTTATTGAATATTCCGGAAACATTTGCGCGCACAGGAGAGTCGTATGTCGTCCCAAAGTATATTCGGAAATCTCTCACCGTGAATAGAATCGACACGGATTATGGGCCTGCGACGAAGATTCTGCCGGCGGTCGTATACCTACGCGAACGCACCGGCGACTATGACCCCGAACATACCCGCATTATTTATCTAGATGATGATATCGCCTACCCCAAACGCATGATTGAAACGTATGAGAAAATGATTTCCGCCGACGACGACAATGTGTGGACGTCTACCGGGTTTGATTTCGTGAATATGGCCCTGAATGGGAAACGCGCGCATAAGGACACAGCGACCATTGCGGAAGGATATGGTTCGGTTTGTGTGAAACTAAATTCATTTGGCGATGATTTCGTCGAATATATGACGCGTTATACCGCCGCCGACAATCAAATCTGCCGTCTCTCGGATGATGTCATTTTAAGCAATTATTACCACCGACAAAACAGGGGCATCTATATTATGAATATCCCGGGGTTTCTTTCGATTCACGACATTTGGCAGGATAAGAAAATCCTGGATTACGGGAACGAGGCGGATGCGCTTCATTTGGTTGCGGGGGGGACCTCGGACAATAATGTGGACCGGTATAAACGCGTGATTACCGCACTGAATAAAGCGAAGGAGCGGTGCTTCAAGATGTCGTTTATTACGACCACGACGGATGCGGCGACGGGGGTGGAACGTAAGACGACCGTCTATAGATAATACCGGGGCAACGCGCGTCTCGTGTGTAATTATTATTTATTTGTATATAATAATTACATAACACCCCACAATGGTGAAATCCAAACTCAACACCAATATCAACTATCACGAGTATTCGCATTTAGAAGAAGAAGACTTCAACTACAATACACCATTATTCCAGGTTCAGTTACTGCGCGACCCGCAAAAAGTCGTCATCGGTCTCGGTCAATTGAACTACCATTTCGCGAAACGGTATAGTGTCGTATACTCGCCCATTTATTTATTCAATACGGAAATGGAGTTTATGAAACAGATTGGCGTCTACGAAATGCCCTCTACCCAGGTCAAAATGGACGAATCGGGCGACCTAGATATCCATAAACTGACGCCGCTGTTATATAGTTTTGTAAATACCGAATTATTACGGAAATCCCGTGTCAAAAAGGGCGATAAGGGCGCCGCTGCCGCCGCTGCCGCTGCGGACCCGAAGAAGCGCGCCACCGAAGTCAATGAAATCAAGAAATCTCTCGGAAAGCCGCCCGCCACCGCCACCGCCACCGCCACCGCAGACGCAGACGCAGATGGAGACGACACGAGCAGCGATGACGACGCGGAATACGACGCCACATTCGGCCTAGACGCCAGGCAAAAACACCTATTATCCGGCGCATCCATTCTCCCGCTTCAAACCAAAGAACAATCCGAAATGGAGCGCCGCCAATATAAACCCAGCCCCGCAACCGACCTCTGGATTCAAAAGTATCTCCGGAATAAGTATTTCAATTTCATAGATAATGAAGGCGCCAGCGACGGATTCTTCGCGGTGATTCGCGACGCCCTTCTCACACAAGGGCGGACGACGACCATCCTCGAGCTGCGTAAACAACTCTCCGATGAAGTCACAGAAGATGTATTTCGGGGATACCGAGAGAAATTCGCAATGTATCACGCCCTGACGCGGACTCAAATGCGAGAGACGAAAGAACTCGTGAATAATTACAATGACGTCAAACGCCGGATTTCTGCCATCCACGACCGCGCCCAACAACAGCTCATGATTGCGGGTGCGAAGAAGCTCGTCGTAGAACATAATTTGAAACACGATGAAATGAAGTATACGAAACTTCTCTCGTCGCAATACGATTATATGCGCGAAGTCAGGACGGCGCAACAATTAAAAGAACGGATGATGACCTCGCTTTACTGGCCCGACGCGTGGGCCATCGCCACGATGGAGCGTGTGCTGAATATGAAATTCGTCATATTTTCACGGGACGCATATGAAGCGGGGGATATCGATAATGTGTTACAATGTGATAATGGCGCAGGAGACGGCGACGGCGGTGGCGGCGTTGACGCGGATATACGCAAACGCGGCGTCTTTGAGCCTACCGCATATATTTTAGTGGGAAGAGGAACGTCTCACTCGAGCACCGCCGCCACCGCCACGACCGGAGGCCGCGCCCGCACACGTAGCCGTAGCCCTCGAAGCGGCAGCGGCATCCGCGACTCGAAGTCGACCATTTATAATCTCATCACCTATAAAACACACGGCGTTCTCGCATTTTCCGAACTACCTTATGATATTAAACTACTCATCACGACGAAATGCCTAGAAACGCAGTCGGGCGCATTCTGCCTCATTCCGCAATTCAAACTATTTCAACGCGAACTCGGTATACGCGTGGACGATATACCCAACGAGAGCCTGGATGATTTATTAGAGGAAATCCATACCAGTGGCGACAGAAATGCCGCCAATTTGTATACACCCGATATTGTATTCCAGTTTTATGCGAAATCCAACCCGAACGCATTACCTGGCACGGGCGCGGGTGAGAGAATCCCCGAGACGGAGAAGACCCATTTTCATAAACTCGCTACATTTGACAACTGGCGACGCAAACTATCGAATTTCTGGAACGAGCCGTTTATGTTGGACGGTCACACGTGGCAGAGTGTAGAGCATTATTATCAAGGCAGTAAATTCAAAAACAACAACCGCGAATTCTACCTTAAATTCTCTCTGGATTCTAGGTCGGAGTTGTCGGCGGACCCGGTTATCGCAAAAGCGGCGGGTAGTAAAAGCGGGAAACTAAACCACGCCACCATTATTCGCCCATCACGGATTACGATTGACCCCGATTTCTTCAATCACGGGCGAAGTGAACGAGAGATGGAGAATGCGATGTTTGCGAAATTCTCTCAAAATCAGAACTTAAAGGATATGTTATTGGCGACGCGGAATGCGAAGCTTGTTCATTACCAACGTGGTGCGCGACCCGAAGTATATCAGCATCTGATGCGGGTGAGGCATAAATTGCGGACGCGCTAACAAACGCTGACGATTTCAGCAAACGCTGAAATACGAGGTAAAACCCCCCTGTAACACCGCGAAAATAAACATAATGACGACGATACGCACCCAGTCATTTTCCGACGGATTTGTAAAGTGGAACCCTGCGATAGACGCGCTGCCATTGACTTGCCCATTGACGTCGTGGTATTTCCCAATATTGTAATGAATCACATTTTCGATGATATTTAACACGATGAACACCAGAAACGAGAACACGAAGATATGGAGTGTTCCTGGCTTGAAGTATTTCTTGAAGATGAGTTCGAACATTGTATTGTATTATGTATTATATTATGCGTATAATATAATACATTCATTGATGTGGATTGAAGAAGAATTACGCAAAGATTCCGCGGGAATCCGACGCGCCATTCACGCACTTATGAGAGATTACCATAAACAATTGCCACGAAGCATCCGGTCACGTCTACCCGATAATAAAGACACGACAAATGATTTCATCGACCATTTCTATGACCGAATACGCAATGCGGAATTCTCTGTGTATCAGAAGATGACCGCGGGCGCGGACGCAGCGGACGCCGACGACGAACCCCGTCGCCCCGCATTTCAACTCACTGAAATAAAAAACTCGGCCAATGACCTCCCACATCCGCGAATTCTCTCGGAATTACAGCGCGCCTATGATATGCGTCGTCGCGGTGGCGATGGCGGCACCGATGGCGACGACGACCGATATATTCCGTATAAGGTATACGCACACATCCGAGAGAAATCCGAGTATTGTATACAGTTTCAGACCACCATTCACGGACGCGCGATTACACTTTATTTCATAACATTCCCCGAGTCGCATATTGCCATATGTAATAAAAAACGTATCGGTTCAACATCTGCGACTGATAGTGTATGTGCTTCCGAAATCACAGTCTATCAACTTTACGCATATAAGGTGTTTATATGGCTTTCTCTCGTTACAAGTCTCGCAGATAAAGAATGCTCCGAGAAAAGCCTCCATGTGTATTTTTATATGACGCCGTTTAAGAAACAGCGACCCGCCGATGACGCAATTCTCTCGGCAATCCATGTCAACACCGGCCTTACGCGAAACTGCGAGACGCACGGCGAGATTGTCGTCTATCGCGCGGAAGAATGGTTCAAGGTATTCGTCCACGAATCCATGCATAATTTCAATATGGATTTCATCGACCTAGACCTGAAAAGCGCGAACGAACAACTTCGCCGCACCTTTTGTATTCCGCACGCCGATATTCTGTTGTTTGAAACCTATACGGAGACATGGGCGCGTATCATTAACACAATGTTTGATACTTATTTTCAGGCCGACGGAGCGGCGGCGGCGGCGGTATCGCGAACACAATTTATTCGCGCGGTTCGAGAGAAACTGGCAGACAATGCGATGTTTTACGCATACCAAGTCGTAAAAGTGCTCGATATTATGGAAATGAAATACGCGCACATAACCGTCCAAACCGATGAAAATACAGAGGTGTGTCGCAAACAATACGCCGAAGATACAAACGTATATGCGTATTATATATTAGGGGGTATTCTCTCGGTATATGCGCTTCCATTTATATCGTGGTGTTGTGCGCATAACCGGAGCGGCGGCGGCGGGATAGGCGCAGTCCGATTTTCGAAATCAACCAATAATCTGGCGCATTTCGTCGAATTTGTCGCAAACTCTGCGAGGGACCCAGTGTTATTAAGCGTGATTTCGTTTATTGAAAATACATCCTCTTCTTCGGCGCAAATGAACATGGCGTCGGTCGTAAAGAATACAATGCGAATGACGGTCGAGTCGTGAGTAAGTATTTGAATATAAAGAGTATAAAATTGAATATAAATCTATGTGTATGTTATATGTATCATTGATTCATTCATTATTGAAATAATGCCATCGTCGTCCTCGTCGCATTCTATCCCTCACACATCTGTTGGAAAACTGGTTTCAATTTCTGTCGATAATCCGAAATATTATACTCATCGGGCTTCGTCGTCGTCTCCTCCACCTCCCCTATTTCCAATCTCTGTGTCCGCCGCCGCCTCCACCGCTGCCGCCGATTATGACAATGAAGAAAAAACAATGTTGTGGAGCAACGTAGCGACTCTATTCGCGAAATGCGAACAAACCGAGACCGACCTACAAACCCAGCGAGAATATTACGATACACTTACACGCGGAACGGATGAGTTGTATCAGGAACTCCAGGACACGAAGAATGAGTTCGCTCAATTCCAAACCGAGGTCAATGAGAAGAATATGAGTACGTCACACATCGTACGGAAATTGAGAAAATATGTCAACAAAAAATGCGAGACTGTTTCCTACGGCGCATTCAACGCAGACAATGAAGTGTTCGCATATATTGACAAAATCCGCACCGAATTTGATGGACGGATTCAGAAATTGGAGACCGAAAATCAGGAACTTCATAAAGAATTGACATGGTGTCACGCGACATATGACAGCGATTATAACTTATTCATTGAACGGGAAAATGACATGATGGCTAAATTGACCCACGCAACTCAAATGGCCGAGAAGTTAAATGAACGCCTAAAACAGCATGAGGCTGCTACACATCAACATAAGATTGCGGGTGATTTACGTGAAGAGTTTGCTCGCGCAATTACACGTGAAATCGAAATGGAAAGCGTTGTCGGGGCGAAACTGGTCCAGTCTGTAAACGATGAATTGACCGACCTCATTACGCGGTCAAATGAATACCACACGGCGCGTTATTATGGAATGGTGGATGATTTGAATACGCTGAAGCAAAGTATCGGAATGGTGGATGCTGAATTGTCGGATGTGAAGGAGACGGTGGAATTCTTGAAGGATGAAGTCGGTCAAGCCAGTAATGATGTATACGACATGAAAGAAGAGCTGACTGAATGGAAAGATGATATATATAGCGAATTGGACCGGGACTACTATGACCTGAAAGATTATGTCAGACACCGGATTCATCGTCACGATAAACAGAAGCACTACCAACCCGCCGCCGCCGCCGCCGCCGCCGCCGCCGCCGCCGCCGAGCCGTGTCTCGCGGAGGTCGAACCACCACGACCCGCGCCTACCGAACACGTCATTATAATAGATGGCGATACCGTGTTTAGCGATGAGGAAGAATTCGAACACACGTAATGCCGCTGCTGCTCCGCCCCGCTCCGGAATATAAAATTGAACGAAATAATGTTTTTTTATGGTGTCTCATAACAAAACAAGAATGGGTATCCGAAACCTGAACCGATTTATACAACAACGATGCCCGGAGACGCCCACGCGCATCCATTTACGGGATTTAACCGGAAAGAGAATTGCGGTAGATACGAGTATTTATATGTATCGTTATTCGGGTGAAGGTGCTTTACTGGAAAATATGTATTTGATGGCGTCTGTATTCAGACATTACGATATTCACGCGGTGTTCATATTTGACGGCCCCCCTCCGCCTCAAAAAACGGATCTCATTGAATTACGCCGAAAAAAGAAAGACATCGCAAAAAAGCAATACG